GTTTCCCAGTCACGATCTGATTGTCGTGATGGCGATTGATTCGATCTCGGGATCCATCTCGGGACGTGTCGACCATCCCCATGCCCTGATCGTAACGGTCCTGATAACCCTGATTCAGACTTTGGCTGATATTATTGACAGTTCCTGCCAAGTTCCTCTGTCGACTACCGTGAAGGTCGCCAGCCATCTGGCTCAAATCCTGATATCCACCAAGAATGTCGCGATATCGCTGCTCATTGGCATATTTGCCCTGATTATGGGCCTGAGTGTACTGATTCAGGAGCTGTTGCGCATTGTAGTTTCTCATTTGCGCACCGTAATTTGGATTCCTGCCTGTCCTTCTTTCCATGGTGGTATTCCAGCCAGTTTCAGCACGACGGTTCCCGCCACCGTCGACTCGTCCACTTGGGGATCTTCCCCATCGACTGACCGGCACGTTCCGAGTAATCGTCTGAGATGGCCTCTGAGCGTTCTGAAACGGCGACTGGAAGTACGTTGTTGGATAATTCCCAGTATTCCCGCCTGGCTGAAACATCGATGGACCGCCAGTCTGTGGAGCCTGAGACTGAAAGGAGTAATTCGGATTCGCTTGCTGGAAGTTAGCACGTCCCTGCTCAGGCGTCGTAGCACCACCGTAATACGTTTTTCCGCCTCCACCCCCTCCATACGCTGAAAAGGGATTTGCGCCTGCTGATTGGGCTGTCTGTGGATTTGGAGCGCCGCCATAGGCTTGCCCATAATGATGGACTGGCTGTTGGGCGTTTTGAGTAGTCGGTCGAGGGGCCAATAAGGTCATTTTTGTCTCCTGCAAAGATTCGCAAGTATTGTACGGTCAAGCTGCTGGAAACGCCAATACTGATTTGCTAGACAACCTGCAAGATTCCGTTCGTTGCGGAGAAATCCACCGTGAAATCTTCCCCATCATTCAGCGTCAGAGCAGATCCATAATCCCACCAGCCAATCAATTCATCATTGCTTGCAGTGTCATTGTAGAGAACGATGTACCGAAATGGCCCGATTGAGCCACCTGATGCGGACCAAACTACGTCATTTCCAATCAATTTATAAGTGCCGCCAGTTTGAGATGACGACGTGATGGTGATTGTCGCCCCACCGGCCGTGTACCCATTTCCAGCCCCAATCTCTGTCAGATCGCTTTTTTGTGTATCGGACACCGATGGAGCGGAATTCGTCAGTAGAAGCTTGAGCGTATCTGACCCAAGGTCATGAATTGCCTCGGGAAGTGCCTCATGAATCGAATCGAATTTATTGAACGTCGCCATACTTTGACTCATACCCTTGTTCGAGAAGTTCACACTTTCGGCAACTTCGGTGCATCCTTGCCAAGTCTCTATTGCATTTTACATGAAACAGCCGGCAGTAAAAAACAGGCTGCTCTACCCGACCAGCCTCACATTGACACGATACAATCGTTCTGGTGAATGGCCCGAGATGCTTACAGTCATTCGGTGTTGTTTTTACGTCCATTCGATTGAAAGATTATCTATTGCTGGGGTTGATCCGGAAGCTAAGAAACCCATGACTGCCACGCACGGCCATGGATGATTCACTCCACCACAAAGAACATCTGCCAATGTAACACTTTGCGTGTGGACCGAAGAATTGTTCACTTTGAAATCAATATCCCACCCTGTCCCACCAGTAAAGTCCATTTCGATTTTCACTTCATCAGGCGACGTAAATGTATGCGATCCGTTTGAACTTGTTCCGTTATAAATCGCGATCCACTTTACGTTTCCACCAAAGTCCTGCTCCAACCTTAAACTGACAGGATTTGTCCCTGTTGCAATATGAACTCCGATTGCTGTTGTGTTCGCCAACGTAATCACATCAGCGCTAATAACTAACGAAGTTCGATTGCTTGCTGATGGCCTAAGAGCCGTTCCCGTTCCCGCTCCTGCATATCGAACTTGATTGCTTGTCAAACTATAGTTCCCACCGGGACCATAAGGTGAAGCAAGAGGGCTCTCATTTGACCGATTAAAATCGTCAGTGATGCTGTGGTTGTACGACGCCGATCCGCAGCAAGGAAGCGTGATTGAAAACGTCGCATCTTGACCATTGATATTGATCGTTCCGTTGTCAGCCTCCATTTCGTAGCTAGTGGGGCAACAGCACGATCCGCCTAAGAATTGCCACCCCATCCTTAGCACTCCAATCCCATCAACATCCAAGTGTTGTCAGTTTTATTGAACTTCGCAGATCCTTTTTGGCCACTGGTCCCTTGAAACACATAATTAGTTTGTGCAGGCTTGTTCTTAATAGTCGTTGGAGCTGTCCCTGGACTGGGGCCGTCACGATAGCCATCGATCGAGAAACTTGGAACAGTTGCGTCTGAAGTTGCTAAAGTTCCAGTCAATGACAAATCAAGCCACGTTGCGATTTCTTCAACACTACTCACTGTCCATCGGCCAGAATACAGGCCATTGCTGTCGGCTGTCCCGTCATTTGGAACATGCTCGATCCAAACATACTGGCCAACCTGAATCGGGCTTCCAAAATGATTCCTCGAATCAATGTCGACATTTCCAGATAAGACCGCTCCGTTGCGATACAGCCGAACATCTCCCGTCCCGCCATTGGCGGCCAGCGCAGACGTGATCACCTTCCCGTATCGAGTCAATCCATGACTACCAATGACAATCCACTTACTTCGATCAGCATCGAACCCAATCGGGACCGCTTCACCAGCCAAAGCAAAGTTTGATTGCGTCAAGTCTGTAATTGTTACCGTTCCAGACTCAAGCGTTCCATCAGTTTTGATTATTTTTGCTGTTGCCGTTAATCCGACTTCCAGCGTCGACTGAACAACCGCATACGCAGTCTTTGTGATGCTGCTAATGTTGATCGTGTTGTTCGTTGTTTGGAAATAGAAATCTCCACCACGAAAGTTGATCTGCCCGTAGTTGTTGTACTGATCTGGACCAACATTTACCTGCGACGTATAGATCGCTCTCGTGTTCCCTGGACGAAACAACCCTTTGACCATCTTGTTTCCAAGGTTGATCCTCTCGAAGTTCCTCCTGATGATCGATGGATTGACGCCCTCTGGGATCAATGGGGTGAACTCATCGAACTGAGGATTCCAGACCGGCAAATTCGGATTGTTATTCCGATGGCATCTATCTGTTGCTGATGGAGCCAACTGACTTCGTGTCGGGAATGAAGCAGTAACATCGGCCATAACTATATCTCGATCGTTGCGGAGATGTTTTGCCCACTGTCTTCAGCAACCGGCCCAGAGAGAATTGTTGTGGCCAGAATAATCCCAGTCGTCCCGCCTTTTGTGTTGTTGCTGACGATTGCAAAGCCTCGGTAATGAATGTTTGCATTCAAGGTAAATACTACCGCTGTTGAATTCTTTGTCTTGCCGCTTCCATCTGCCGCATCAAACGTAATCTGAGGTCTAGTTGCCTGAGTGTAATCTGTGTTCTCAATCCATCCTGAATGATCAGCAGCCCCGTCTGTCACCCCCTCTGTGATGAAGTCGACATTATCGATCAGCAATAAGTACCAAGTGTTGGCTCGAATGTAATCATCGATAATTGCGTCCATTCCTTCGTTCGTTAGCATGTGTGCGACTCCCTAGATTCTTTGCATCCCAGCAGGATGAAGACCAACTGCAAGAGACTCAAACGCCCATACATCAGTAGAACTTAAACGAATGCAAAATGAAGATCCTCGTACACGAGGATAGCGGGACCTGTTTCTGCCAGCACCCAGCGTCGACGTCCATGAAGGACTTGTTCCTGCAATTGCGGCACTCGCAGCTGACTCTGCATCAACTCCTTTGTATATCTCGATCGTCACCGATCCAGAACCTGCACCAAGAGTCGTCATGATCTGCGCCAAAACACCATCGAAATTGATCTGCTCACCACCCCTGAAAGGTCCGATCACCAACTCTGAAGCAATATTTGCCGTCGACGTGTCATCATCTGCGTCCGTTCCATCAATCGTCCTCACAAACCCGTCTCGTGACAAAACAACCACTTGCCGGTTAGTAGGAGGATTTGACGAGTAATTTGCAGCTGCTACTGGCTGATGGTCATTGTTCGCAAACTGGATCTTCCAAAACGACGTCGAATCAATATCAAAGAAGTAATGCTCTCCAGCTGTTCCATCTTTCGGAGTAACAAAGATCCAAATCCCATTGTCTTGGGAATCGTAAACCAATGTTGTATTGAAATTGTCCCTGTCCGCATCTTTTAAGTCCCTTGGAAGACGAGCATTGCTGACCGGAGACCCTCCAGGTTGAGCGCCTGCACCGATCGCAAACACTCCCTCTTTCGAAAGGAAGTAAACATTCCCGTTTGGCCCATAGCACCAAGCATTCGTGTCGACACAGCCAACCATCCTGTTCAGGTTGTCAATTTGCCCGCCATAAGCTGGATCACCTCTCATCACCCAAGTTTGATCTTCCCCGAACATTAGGAGGAAATCATCACCAAACGGAGCAAGAGCAAGGATTGGGTTTGCCGCCTGACCTGCTTCAGCAAGAGAGCCTGCGATCGCTCGGCCATAATCATCGATATCTGCACCGTAGTCATAATCGTAGATATCTCCCTGCCGGCTCATGTACCAAAGGTTGTCTTGCACCCAAACGGCTCGATCACGGTAAATTGTCACCAATGAGCATCCCTGTGGTGCCGTTCCTGTCGTCGCCTCAAATAGCCCGCTAGTGCCGTTTTTCAGATCGACGAACTTATTTCCTTTTCTCACCTGATACGTCGCTACATCACCATTTCCGATGCTTGCTGGTGCTGGAATCGTCGTTTGATCCAAAGTCAACGTCGTTGCACCAAGAGAATTGATCTTATAGGCCCCTGTCCTCACATACGGACAAGATGACGAAACGATGAATGCGATATGATCCGTCGTGTTCACATCAGTCGTTGACTCAGAAATAGTCAAGACTCCCGATGCCATTGTTCCAGACGCCCCATCAATGATCGGAGGGCCCTGATCTGCAATCAAGACTATCTGACTGCCAGTATGAACTGCAACTGAAATAGCATCCCCAAGCACAACATTTGTTCCAGCCCCGATGTTTCCAGTAACCGGCTCCAAGTAATCGTCGTAGGACGTTGTGTCGCCAGTCACAATCTTGTTTGACCGACTTCGGTATAAGTGAGATCCGCTTCCAGCAATCAAGTGCCTGACATGCTCGTTTGACTTTGCCTCATCTGACTCCATCACTACCAAGAATGATGGATTGCCGGCAACATTCGAAGGATACCTGCGACTCATACCGCCACGAACACCACCGCGCATTCGTCCTGAAATCTGGTCATCCGGAACCACATTCACAGAATGCACTGTCGTGTCCATCACATCCATCTCTAAGCCTCGACGCTTATCGAGACCGCTAAATGGAAACGGTATATCTCGCAATTGACGCATGATTAAACTTCAAGAAGCCAGTATTCAAGTTGAGGAGTTCCTGCCGCCGCAATCGCAAACGGAGCAGTCGTCGCCTGCGAGAATCTCATCGGCCACTCTTCTCCAGGAAGAATGGCAATGAAGTTGCCAGCTCCTGTGGCCTGACGAAGATAGATAATCTCGCCAGCGGTAGTTGAGTTGTTCCGAAAGATGCCTAGTCCAGGGGCAGTCAAATCCCCCATCACCAGGGCCTCTTCTGAAGTGCTGAGTCCTTGTGTCTTGTGAACAAGAATGCTACCGGCAACATCGATCGACTTGGAACTAACACCCTCGTTGATCGAGATGTTCCCTTTATCGATTGCCAACGTGTATGAAAACTTCGCTTCGCCTGACATGATTATCCTCAAATTCTAAGGGGATGTACCGTTATATAATACGACACTCGAATCAAACTGATGCCATCTTCCGTCGTAAAAGAAACTACTATCTAAGTCGCTTCGATCGTGATTGTACCCCATTGTTGGAGGGCACTGCTTTCGGTCAATACTGACACTAACCTTCAATCGCTCAATAAACCGATCGTAGCTTGGAGACTTCTTTGCTCCATCCATCTCGTCGGCAGCAACTTTGCAAGCATACAGGATGGTCTGAAAGTGTTCATTTCCGCCAAGAACGAAATCATCTGTCTCTGAATCGACCCGATACTGAAACTTGACGTTGTAATCAGTATCTGGAGTTGGATAAACAATCAACTCGTATTGCGTTGGACCTTTGTGCGTTTTGGCTCTTGTTGCCCCGTACTTTGGCCGAGAACTAATATTCGACAACTGAAGCTGCTGACGAACTTGATGCTCTCCAACAATCTTGATTTCAGGCCAAGGAATTTGCTGAGTTCCTGTGTACGTAATCGGACTATCCAATCCAGCAAAATCCTCTGGCAGATCGTACTCACTCACTCCATCAAGCAAGTCAAAGTCTGCAACGATCTTCAAGAATGACCAATCATGCGAATACAGGTCTCCATCCAGGATTGCAGGATTGTAAAACATCCTCTTTCCTTGGCGGATTGCCTCTTTGACCTTCAACTCCTGTCCACGAGTCCAAGCGCTTCTGTTTGCTGGATAACCTAAGTGAATTCTAATCAATTGATCCAGCGTATTTCTCTGGGTGGACTCCCACACCTGATCTTCTGTCGCTGAAGCCGCCATCTTGTCCAAGTGAATCGATGCTGACAATCGATCTTGATATCGCTCAAACGGAAGGCTGACATCTTTTCCTTCTCTTTCCGCCGCGACCACCAAGCAACTATGAAGTAAGGTATCTGCATGTTGGATCCCGCCAAGAGGCGTCTGGTTTTCTTCCCCAAGAGGCTCTGGCTTGATTGTGTATCGATATGAGTACGTTTTGTCTTCATCAGGCTTGGGATAAACGATCATCTCCCAATCCTTGTTGTTCGGCCTCAAAGCAACATACTCAGGTGTTCCGGACTTTGGATCCTGCGCAATAACCGATCGCAACTGTGCTTCACCAACAACCGATACCCGACCATCAGAATTTGTCAGGTCACCAAGAATATGAGCGAAGTTCTTCGGCATCGTGAACGTGTCTTGATCGGCCGCAAACTCAATCTCACTAATCGGGTTAAGAAACGTCCATTGGTGAGGAGCCTTTCGCAAAGCCTCCTTCTTTCGCTCCGTCGAATCCCCCTCTGTCTTTTCAACCATTCTGCTCAAAGGGGCAGGAAAACAAAACTGCTGATATCCAGACTGAATGATCGAGTTCACCTTGAACTTATCATTGTGATCCCAGGTTGAACTGTCGTAGTTCATTTGAAGGTAATTGCCGATCTCAGCAACAAGCCATCCATACGAACCGTATTCAAGGTTTTTAATCGGGGAAATCATTATTAATCCTCACCCTGATACAACGATTTATCTGTCTCGATCGCTGCACTAAGCATCGCAGTGAATCTCTCGTTCAGCAACGAATTAGGAACTTCCTGATTCAATCTCACGTCGATCGCCAAAACGCAGGCTGCAATGATCGTTTCATGATGAAGAACTCCACCATCCAGCACTGAACTGTCTCCAGTGATTTCTTTAGGAGCCCGTTGATATCGATAAGAGACAACCACTTCAGACGCTGGCTTGGGATGAAACAGAACCTCATATCGCTCTGCGCCGTCCTTCATCCTCAAACTGCAATATTCCGGAAACTGACCAGACTGATCGCTCGTCTTTTGGATCGTTGAAATATCCGACTCGCTCACAACCCTCAATTTCCCTTTGCCAGTTCTGAATGGGGAAACAAGCGAAAGAAAGTCAGCAGGAAGCTCTACTGCCTCCGTATCGGCCGGAATCGTCATTTGTGACTCAGGAGCCAAGAATGACCAGTTGTAGCCAGAGAATGGCAAATAGAACATTCTCAGGCCGCTATCAATGCTGTCTGTAATATCCAGCAACTCATCAGCTGACCAATTGTCTGGATCACGGTCTAAACCAACCGATCTAGCCACTTCTCGCTTCAGCGTCAGATAAGTTAATTCAAGGGCCATTCATATAATCCAAACAATACCGAGGGGTGTATCGTTGGATTATTGCCAAATTTGACGATTGTGGCAACGAAACTATTCTGTTTTCCCTGAGTTTTGCATCTCCAACAAACACTCAAGCAGCGTCATTTGGCTACAAACAAGCTCCAATTCTGCCTGAACTTGCTGTTTGATAGAAAGCAAAACCATACATTGTGGATGATTTGCTCCATTTGCTGCAACACAGAGATCGTATTCATCACAAACGAATTGGAGGGTGATTTGGAGATCCTTCTTTCGGTCCTCGCTGCTTTGGTACTGCTTTTTGATTTTTGCGATGTCCATTTAGCTGTTTCCCTGTAATATTCGTATCTGCCCTGAAAAGACTTCAAAAGCCTGTACTCATCTTCTGACTTGCAAGCTATCAAATACGTTGGTTGATCCTGCCTCGGAAGAAACGAAACCACACTTCCACTAATGATAAAAACGGCAACGTATATCGCAATCGGTTTCATTTCGAATCTCGACTACTTCGTTCATCCATCAGCCTACTAGCCCGATCTAACAGTTCCGAATTGCGGCCAAGATTGGTTGAGTTTTCAGTAATACATTCACGCATTAATTTTTGCTGATTATCAATTGAAAGCCTCCACCTCTCTCTTTCAGCCTCAAATCCATCCAACAACTTCTGGCCCCATCGCATGAAATAAATCACCACTGCAATTACAGCTGCGGTCGCAGGAGCCTGAACAACAAGTGATGTCCACAGGTTTGCTGGAACATTGACTGGATTAGCAGCAGACAACAAATCAAACATAAATAGAAACCAATTCAATTGTCTGCCCTCAATTCTTCTAGCTTCCGTTCCACTTCTTCAACTCTAATCTCTATGCCATCAACTCGGTACTTTGCCTTCGGTAAAATACCAGGACGAATCGAATAGAACACGAAAGCCACCAAGCTAGACATTGCGGTTGTCAGCACGATATTCAAAACCGTCAACACCCACAAGCCAGCAACTAAGTGAAGTTTGGACTTTTCATCAACGAATTTCATTTTGTTCCTCTCGAATCAATCGTCAGTATACAAAAAAAGACTGCCCAAAGGACAGTCTTTCATATTTCAAGCAAATTTCCCTTGAAACTCAAAGGAATACGTCTATCAACCGCCAGTTAACCGAACCATCTGCCCGACCTGACTGCTGTTGTGTGCGTTTGAGTGAATTGCTCGAAGTTCCGCGTTGCTCATTCGGCGAAGATCGTTGAACGTCATGCCTCGGCGCCGTACATAATCGCCGTGTTCCTGCCAAACGTGGGAGGCGAGTGGATAGCCGAAATCACCACCAGCGTATGACCATCGAGGCCCATTGGTTGAAACCGTTCTGGAATAGTTCACCGATCGATTGCGGGATTTGACGCGCCTGATAATTCGCTTGCCTGGAAACCAATAGCGAACCTGAGAAACTTGGCCGCCTGTTGAACCGTATGACCTCGTGACATTTCAGGTCGATCCATACGAAACCTGACCCGTCGAACCGCCGTATGATCGCGAAACCGTGCGTTTGACCGCAACATTCCCCGTTGATCCGCCTGGCGTCGCCTGCTTGACCGTGCGAGACCTTTGCACCGTTCGTTCAACTGTTCGCTGTTTCCTGACTCGAACGGGACGCCTGACCAACTTTGGGACGTACCTGCATCCGAATTCGTCGCATTGCTTGACCATTTCGTATTCTGAAACCCACTGGATCTCAAATTCATCAACAGGCACCACACTGGATTCCAGCCCAAATAACTGCGTCTTTACAGGAACGGGTTCTGGTGTTCCGCCTAAACCAAAGTCGTTTGCAAGTACAATCGACGGCATAAACAGAACAATCAAAATAGGGATGAAGATTTTCATTGTTCTCTTTCTAAAGACCAAAGTTTCCGCCGCCATTGCCGCCTGCTGATCCACCATTATCTTCGATGGACCCACCGCGCTTGGCCTGGAGGTCGGATAGTAATTGTTCATGGAGGCGAACTTCTTTTTCTTTTTGCTCGATCATCGTCTCCAGCCATAAACGAGGATCGCTTGGTGGAGGATCTTCTGGATCAGTAGGATCTTCATTCGAAGTCCACCAGATCGGATAATCCTGAATTCCTGCTTCCGCAAAGAACCCCTCTCGATCGTGACTGGGAAAC